GGTCAGGTCTTGCAAGATCATGAGCAATCTTCGATCATCATCAGTCATATGCATTTCATTGTCACGATAGTACTGATAAGCGGCCTCACGCATCATCTCAAACTCCGTTCGGTGAGCAAATACTAAATAGCACAAGTTCACGAGTTTTTGTAGATGAATTTGTGGGGTATGATTCCGCCTCCGATATTCAAAGTTGTTCATCATTTTTTCCAAGTTATATGAGTACAGTAATTCCCCACGCTCGCGCGTGGGATGCATTCCAATAAAAGTCATGTCTTCATAGTGTTCATGAAGAGCAGGACATTCCAAATACATACCGCATGAATCCCATGTTTGTTCTAGATGCACAGGGTCAAAGACACCCGTACTATCACAAAGCATCAGATCATCTCCCATAATAACAACATCATTTAGTAGTTCTCTAAATCTTACATAGTCAATTCCATTTCTAATGGCATTTAACATCAGCAAAATAAGAACCGCCAATGAATTATCATGGGCAGTATTGGTCTGACCAGACGGTTGGCCATTCATTTCAACTAGGTGTCCACCGACCATAGTATAGCCACAGTGGGTCATGTTGTAATAACGATCAACTCGATCATGTTCTTCTTCCGGTATGTAGAGTTTGCGCAGATCTCTTATGATGGAAAGAACTTCCAAACTCATATGAGCATCATTCTGCGCTCCATCAAACTGGTGAAACTCTCCAATTTTCCTGGAGAAATCCCACCAGAGTTTATATGCTTCAAACCCGGGTGAACTTAAGCCAATCTTAAGACATAGATCATTATGATAATCAATTATGCTTTGATTCTGTGAACCGAATAAATGATTACCCATAACAACCATCGCAATATTGGCTGGTATAAACAACCGGGCGTCTTTTCCAATTTTTCGTGTTTCCATCTTAAGTGTAGCGAGAGATAACTGAGAATACTGGTCAAAATCCTCCATGAGCTCACCTATTGTAACCTTTTCCAAAACATGACCTTTAGTAGGACCATGGATGAAACAGTACGGTGGACCACATGCTTTCGTAGGATCAATACATTCCCGTATTTCTTCTTCATTCCACAATTTTGTGTTCAAATAAAATCCAAGGTAGTCGTCCAACCACCCCATGATTTCAAGTCGTTCCATTGTTGTAATAGAAGCTCTTTGAGGATGTTTCCATTTAAGAAAACCATTTACAAGTGAAACTCCATTCAT